AGCCTCCAACATGATGCGGTGTGTCCAGAGGCGCCGCTTGTTAATTCGACAGGGCATACATTGCCCACATCCATAAGCGGCGCCACCGGGTGCCATGTAGGGGTTCCTACACAGCAAGGGGTTACATCCGGTAGCCAATACGCATCGGGCGGCTCATTTTGCCACCCTTCCTGCGCTTGGAGAACCGACGTTTTCCGAAGCGTCTTTTCCTACGAAATGCCATAAGCTAGGGCCTCCATTTTTGATACTGTTGTTTGATGGGATTGAAATACCACATTTCACCGTTGTCTAGTTTAATCTCCTTTGGTGGGTTGTAATTGAAGCCCATGGAGGGAAGAATGCGGTTGCGGATATTCCATGAAATCATGGCTCCGAGGTCTTCTTCTCCACGATCTTTGAAGTCTTTGGACATGACGGGTGCCCATCCGTCTGTAGTGCGCGAAGTGCCCATATCAGTAATGGAACCAGCCTCCAGAGAGGGCTGGTTAACAGCGTTCGAGTCCACTTTGAGAGGCTGGCGGTTAACAAGACCGCTTTGGGCTTGACCTTCGATAAGATGGCGGTCGCCCGCGGTTGGCATCGGCGGAGTTCCGCCGGTCTGCCGAGTAGTGGCCAGTTTTGACGCCAGAATTTCATTTTCGAGCCCCATGCGGCGTATGTTTAAATCTTGTACCGTTTTGGCATAGGCGTCGACTTTGCCGGACGCTGAGCGAGTAGCGTCAACTGCGCGGGAGATATCTTGGCCAGCAGAAGCAATGCCGGCCGCGAGAGGGTCCTGTCCCACAGGGACTGGACTATAAGAGAGCGTTTGTGCACCGAGAGCCGCCAAGGGGTGAAGACCGGCGGCTTTAGCATCATCGACTTTCCATTGGATGCCATTTTGTGCGAACTCCTTTTGCAGAGCGGCCTGTTTATTGGCCGCTTTTTCGGCTGAGTTGGAGCCCATGATTCCGCCGATAATATTGGCACCGGCGGATATGAGTGCAGGTAGCATAGATTAGCCCTTACAGCTGATGTTAGACCAGAAGTTTTTGCGCCGACTCGCGCCGGAACCTTTTTTGTTCTTCCGTAGCGCGAAGATGACCTCTTTGCGGATTTTACGGCGCACACAGAGAGCCACCAGGGCGGGATCTGAGAATTTGAGAGAATTGAGCGAGTTCCCCGCTTGAACCCGTGCAGCCTTGCGTGTGACCGCGTGGGGCGGGGAAGTGGAGCGGTCCGGCTGGAAGAGACGGCGGTCGCCGGTCTGTAGGACCGCTTGTTGTTGTTGTAGATAGTTGTTGGGGACAGGGAGGAGGACCGGGGCCGGTCTGATTTTATATGCCAGCAGAGAGTCTAGCGACGGAGTTAATGGAGAGTTGAAGACGTCGCGCTGGCTGTTTTTTGATCGGCCCATGGTCCTCGGTCCTGTCACCTAACACAGTGACTATCAAGGATGTCACTGTTTTTTGGGGGGGCCTGGGAGCCTGTAGTCTCCCAGGCCGTATTTGCGTTCGGCTTCGCGAACGCCATCGCTTCGCTCTAAAGGGGGTCTCACCAGAGGAACATGCTGTTCCTTCGAAGGCGTGCCTGCGGCCGAAGCTAAAGGGGCAGACCAAGCGACCGCCTGCGGCGGTCGGCTGGCTAGCGCCAGCATGTGCTCTAGAGCGGGGTCGGGGTCGAAATCATGTTCGTAGGGGGTGTTGGGTTCCATGTCTTCCCCTACGTCGAAATCGTTGGCCTCCTCTTCGGTTTCTGCGCCTGCTTGCGCTGCCTCAAGCGACGCGAGTTGGATCATTTGCCGCATTTGTTCGGCGATAGTTGGTTGGCGGCGATAGCCAATTGGCGGAGCCATTGGAGTGGGGTTGGGCTTTTCCCTGCCATGCTCATCCAGATAGCGAGCCTGAACAGACTCCTCGCGGAGGGGCTCAAGGTCCGACGCAACCTTAGCAATTGCGTCTTCGAGATCGGTTTGGATCGTCTTGGACATATAGTCTGCATACAGCTTCTCTGCCATCGAGAACTCCTGTGGTCGGAAACGACCGTAACAGGCAGCGTAAACGCTGCCTGTCACAGTCATTTCTGTGGCGTTTTAATAGATGAAGGATTGGCCGGATTGAGCGACCATTCGTCTTGCCTGAATGCTATGTTTGCAGGTGACATACAAACAGTCAGTTGAGGTTGAGGCAAAATTGCGCTTGGTGGGCACAGCAGAAACGAAACTTGCGTTAAGAGCTGGCGTTGAGCTGAATATTCTTGCCATGTGCCAGTAATCGAGAGCCGTAGTGCGGAACTCACCGGAAACGAGGCTTTCACTTCTTCGGTATTCATCATATCGATCTTGGAAACCGAATACACCATCAGGCGTGGCATGGGGTGCATATACCTCCTTATTGAGGACTTCCTGTTGACCGATGTGCTGTAATTCGCGCTGCCAGTAATCTTCCTTAACGCGACGGTTCCAATGACGGAATAGACCCTGAGGGTACATCGTTTTTGGGCGGACTGTCATCAGAGAAATGACGTAGCCGTGTTCTTCAAAGAATTTGCGGTAGCGGTTGGACCGCATAGCCGCGATGCCGTGGCCTTTCATGTCGCCTACTTTGGCGGTTCCTGCCTCGGCAGTGGCGAGTACTTCAGAGAACTGTATAGTTTGACGGCCTCCCCCAAGGTACTCTGGACGTTGTAGACGTGCATCAGATGACCGGACCCCGAGATAACGGAGATACTCTGTATAACGGGAGCCATATCTTGCCCGGGCTTCAGCATATCGCTGCAAAGCCATGGCTTCTCGGAGAGCGTTAATGGTGATTGCCGACGCGCCCGTGAGATCAGCGTAGAGCCGATCGTTCTGGACACCCGCAGTTGTTGAACGGTCCACGAAAGCGCCGTCAGAGGATAGCTTACGATACGCTGAACTAACCGTTGAATAGACTGAGACATCGACATCGTTTCCGGCTGCGGTAGTAACTGGTGCAGATGAGCCCAGAGGAATGGTGATCGTAGCGCCCTTTTGTTCCCATGGGCGAGACGAAGTAAAGTAGTCCTTTTCCCAGGCGGAGTTTTGGAGAGCAGTAGACGTAGTTGTGTCGGGTCCGGATGTTTCATCGATAACGAGTTCCGTTTGAAGGTCCTGGTCCCGGTAAAATTCGTTCCAGATTTTCGCGTAAGCGCGGTACGGGAGAGCGCTTACTGCCAGAGAAGCGACACCAGTGGGGACACCCAGGTAATCACCCAAAGAGCCCACAGCAAGACTAGACAAAGTAATAGTAGGAAAGACAGAAGCATTGAGACCGTCGGGGCCACCGGTAATGAAATCCTCGAAATCTTCCCAGACGATGCGGTGCGGGACGTACCAGTGGTGGATAGCCACGCGAACCGGGTGCATGACCGGGGAGAGGAGAGGAGCGCAGCGGATGAGAGCAGACGTCGCTTGTTGAACCGTATCACCGGGGAGAACCTCCGTAAGGCCGATTGGGACCAATTCACCCATGTCACACGACAGGAGCTTGGAGTAGCTGAGATTGAACTTACTGCGCTTCATAGAATACCCTCTTTATTTTGCCTGCGGTAGCGGGCCATTGTTTGGATATACTTGCCTTCATGTACGTCTATTATCAGGCTTTTGTACGTTTCCGAATAAGTCCCTTTCGGTGCCATAGCGCGCGCAGCTTGGCGCAGAGGGAGCATTTCTTTCTCGCGCGCTTCCAGTGTTTCCTTTGGCGCATTGGGCGTCATCCCGACTTGCTCGCGAAGCTGCCTCGTTAAGTACCTCCCTAGCGGTCGAACAGTTGGCCCCACCCGTAAGGAGGTGGGGACATCGCTCATTGGCGACTGAGGACCAGCCAAATTGTGGGACAGTAGAACGGAAGCAACCTCCGGAATAAATCCAGCACCAATCCCAGGTTTCAGACTCATCCTCGCAAATTCTGGGTTCCTTCCTTGGAGTCGAGGGTCATTTCGGTCTGTAAGCTTTTTGGTGACATAGCCCGCGACATACGCTGCAGAAGCATCCTCAAGTTGGCCTGAATAAACGAGCCCTTTTCCCCATATTTCTCTGACACTGTCGCAAACTGAACAGCAAGTTCCTCTTCGGTTAAGCTGAGTAACCCCACGACTACAGCCGGGGTAATTAAAGAGCGCAAGATGGTAGTGTGGTCGCCAAGTTTGGGAGCCGTATTCGCCGACATTAAAGTACCTCAATTGTTCGGGTTGATGATGCCATCTTAGCCGCTTCATGAAGTCTTTTAAAGGGCCAGTTTCGAGGTTCGCAATTCCTTCTTTATTGAGTGTTAAATTTGCATCATCGAACGTAAGGGTCCAGAAGCTGTTTTTATCGTGTAGCCTAGCCTCCAACATGATGCGGTGTGTCCAGAGGCGCCGCTTGTTAATTCGACAGGGCATACATTGCCCACATCCATAAGCGGCGCCACCGGGTGCCATGTAGGGGTTCCTACACAGCAAGGGG